GATGCTTCTCTTACTACGTCAGCTTTAACGTGAACGTTATTAGCTTCGTGTAGCTTGATGTTATCTTCTGTGGTTTTGTTTAGAGATTCTTCTAGTTCAGCTACTTGGTCAGATAATTCATCTAACAAGTTTTCTTTACCTTCTGGGATCTCAATGTAATGTTCCTTGAACACTGACTGTAAAGAAGCCATAAAGTCTTCAGCAATTTCAGTTCTAAGTCCTGTGCTTACTGCAACTTCATTTTCTTTCATCCAATTTTCAACAACGTAGTTCAAGTATGAATCTACTTTCTCTACTAATGAATTTTGAATTTCAGAAACCTCTTCTTCTAGGTTTTGCACGTATTCTGCTTCTAAACGCTCTACTGATTCGGCTAATTTACTTGTTAGTACTGCCTCTACAATAGCGCTTGCTTTTTCACGGAATCCATCTGAAAGCGTAGCTTCCTCTTTGATGATTGTGTCTAGATCTTCGTCAAAATCAATAGCTTCTACTTTCGCTTTAGCTTTTAATTCATTCTTTTTAGAAGGTGCTGCTGCAATAGCTTTCGCTACTGAACCATCATCTTCTGATTCGTCTAGATCTTTGTCATCAGAGATCGCTGCCATTTTCGCAAATAGTTTTTGTGCGTCTTCTTTTTTGACACCTTTAAGCATATCAACAGCTGCTTGAATAACACCAGCTTTAGTTTTAGGAGTTGCTATAGCCTTAGGAGCATCTTCTTCAAGATCATCCTCTTTTTTAGCTTTAGCTTCTTCTAATTCTTCAGAAGTTTCTTCTGAAACCTCTTCTTGTGCTTCTTCAACAACTTCCTCTTCAGCTTGAACGTCTTCGATTACTTGTGTTTCATCTAGTTGCTCTTCGCTTTCAATAGAAGCTTGCTCGTCAATTGATACGTCTTCGGCGTTTTTTACGTCTTCTGACATGTCGTTATCCTCCTCGGATTATTTATTTACAAGTTTCGAGAGGAAATTCTTAAAGGCTCTGATCTCAACTTCCGAAGAAGAAATAGACCTGGCTGTTTTTATTTCAGTCTCAATTAATTCAATGTCCTGTGCTACTAATATGCCGTTATCCCATATCCAGTCTTTACCTTCCATAATCCCGTTGACAAATGCCTCCGGGGCTGATGGATCTTGGACTATATCTACTGTTGATAACATAAAGTCACCATTCACGTAACTAGCGCCATTCTTTTGCACAAGGCTTCCCATACCACGACTTGATACACCAAGCTTAACTCCACCTTCAAGTAGACCTTCAACGATCTGCCCCATAGGTGTTTTTAAAATTGATGCCTTTCCTACCACATTATTACCTTCCCATTTAAGTTCAGTAATTTTGTGAGAAACTTTATCTAGGTTGATAGTAGGACCTTCTGGGTGATTTAACTCACCAACTGCCCTACCAGTTGTCACCTGCTCTTTAACATATTTGTTAACAGCTGACTCTAGAATCTTTTTTTCATATACACGACCGTTTCGATTTTTCTTATCGGCCTGCATAAACACGCCCTCAATGACGTGTGATTTATTACCTTTTTTATCTTCGGTAATGTAATTTGTTATATTACTATCGTTATACTCTGAAATTAACTTCATGAGTTATTCTCCGTAATTATTCTTGCTCTGCATCTGGGTTAACCTTACGATCAACCATACTAGTAGCAAGTTCTATTTTTTTAGCGTCAAGAGCATCTTTTAGCTTTTGACCCATAACAGTATCAAATGCTTTACCAGCATTTACATTGTCGCCTGCTTCCACTTTCTTTATAATATCTGCGATTTCCATTATTTATCCTGTGTTATATATTTATACATAAAAAGTTCTTAGCCAAACCTTGGATCATCTGGATCCGGCATATCTAGCTCTCCACCTTTCTCTTCGTCATCAATTTGTTTTTGCATAGTTTCAATATCATCATCGTTAAAGCGTAGAATATTCTTCTGAACCCACTCTTTTGATATGAAAGTACCCATAAACTCATCTAATGAACTTAACATTTCAAATCTTTCTCTATACATTTCAGCTTCTTTTAATTCACTGAAATAGTTATCTTCGATATAATCAAACGAAATGGATTCCTTCCATTCTGCCCAATCTTCTTTTGTCATAATACCCTTTAAAAGTAATTGTGTTTTCAATAACTGTATAAAGAGATCTGAAAATCTTTTTCTTAATCGGTCAATAAACTTTTTAAACTTAACCTCATCTCTAGTAATCTCGGAAGATCTTCCTAAAGAAAATTGAGCTTCTTGTTCTAATCGATTCATAGGTACGTTAAGAGCTTTATATAATTTCTTTTGGAAATATATAATATCATCTATTTGACCTAAATTCTCGCCGCCTGGTAGCGTGGTGATCTCGGTCCCCCTCCCGCCTTCCCTACGCGGCAGGAAGAAGTCCTCGAGCATACTCATATGCTTTTTGTCGTCTTTGATATCACCAGTCTTTGCATCATATACCAATTTGTTTCTATATTGATTCATAATACCTCTTAGGTATTCTTCAGCTTTACCCTTAGGTAAGTTACCAACATCAATATAAAATATCCTACGTTCTGGGGCACGCGATATTCTGTATATGACCAACGAATCTTCCATCATTCTTAACTGATTGACTGGTTTAATAGCCTTATGTAAGTATGATAAAATTCTTTTCCTAGAACTATCTAACATTCCAGAAGTCGCATATGCTATAGCGTCTGGATTGATTTTTAGTCCTTGATTATATTTTCCTAGAGCATTGTCTTGGAATATAAAAAACTCTTTTTGAGACTTAATAAGTTTAGCTCCTGTTTTAGGATCTTCCTCTTCTTCTATCTCTTTTACTTTTCTTAATTTAGTTGGATCGATATATCTAAGTTCTTTAATACCTAACTTTTGATTCGCATCATCAACTATAATATGATATGGTAATCTACCATCTACATACCAACGTTTGAATATATCATGAGCGTAACTATTAAAGTTAAGCATTTCTAATATATTATCAAACTCTCCTTTGATTAATTTTTTAATCTTATCTGAAGCTTCGACCTTATCTAAAACAATATCTACTGGAACATCGTTATGATCTCCAACAATTGATTCATTAATAATATCTTCTATCGCTGCATCAGCTTCTGGTTGAGCTGCAACGTCTCGATATTTCATTATAAGATCTACTTCATTCTTTGCTTTATCGCCATCCATATCCAAATACGCACCGAAATGACCACCACTGGTAATAACACCAGCGCCGTCTTCGTCTGTATTTGGTACAAAGGAAACTTTAGGAACTTCTTTGTCCTTTCCTTTTCTATTTATTTCGAATCCGAAAAATTCTGCCATACTATATTTCTCTCTATATCATCGGAGAGGGAAATTAATCCCTCTCTTCTAATATATTTATAAACCTATTTAGGAAGTGGTTCCAGTACTTTCCCAATACTGAACTTGTAATTCAACAGTAAACTCCTGAATTGCGTTTTCAGTTTCATATGAAACGTCAATCGCACCTATGTTAGATGGCCAAAGCCCTCTAAAGTCATAAGTTTTAGTAGTATTACCTTCTTTATCAAGTTGCTCTATAATAGCATCTGCTTGATAATCGGTTGGATTACTTAATCCTGTATTAGCATTGTGACTGTTAATACCGTTACTCCATGCTTCAAAAGCATTTCGTACCTCAAAACCAACATCATTAATAATAGTCACTGTCCATGGTTCAAAAGTTCTATCTCCAGCTATCTGAAGTTGTCTTCCTCTGAATGGTACCATGATTGGTGCTACAATTGATGCAGGGAATTGAGCAGTTTTACACATAAATGATGTAAGTTCTACATCACCATTTGCATAGCCTGGGAAGTTCATTGTAACTTTAAATAAGTTAGAACGAGCACCACCGCCTACGAGCTTAGATTTAAAATCGTCTACGCCTAATATTGCCATGATTTATTCCCCCTATGAGCCGGCGATTTCTGAGAAATCGACGCCTGTTCTTGTTGCTATGAAGTTCAGTGTAATGAAGTTAATAGATCTAGCTGGCTTGATAAATATATCAGCAACGAATCTATTTCCATCTATAACTGCGCCTGTATTGTTAGTAGTGTCACATATTACTTGGAAATCTGTAACCCCACGTCTTCCTTTAACGTCTCTTAAGAACGGTTCCACCATATTGCGGAAATTCGCTCTTGTGAACTCATCATTGAATTCAAATAATTGTGCTTTAGCAGCTGTTGAAATTGCTTTCTCTAGTGCTATGAACAATCTACGAACGTTAATCCTATCGAATGCAGATGGTTTGCTAAGTAGAGTTTTATCTCCAAATAACATCATACCTTGTCCTGGGAAAGAAACCAATGGATTTACTCTTCCTTTGTACAATGTATCTCTATCTGCTTTGTTAGGATTGTATGCTAATTTAGTTACTCCTAATAGCTGTCCACGGTTTACACCAGCTGGTGAGAACCATGCATCTGCTACGTTTGAAGCATTAGCACATAAACCTGCTACGTGTCCTGCTGCACCAATATATCTATATACGTCGTTATATTTGTCGTATACGTATAATGCTGAACTATCGCAAGATGCGTAAGATGAAGAAGTTAGTCCGTTTGCAAACGCCATAACGTCTGTTGCTGGAGCTGAACTTCCTACTGTGTCCTCTATCGGTGGAGATACAAAAGCCATACAATCTTTTCTTGCTGTTGCAATAGAGATTAAGTCTTCTGCGATTGTCTCTGCGCCGTTAGCATCTGGACATGCAAACAATAAGTTAACATCAACTGTTTCAGCGTCTTCGAATAGGTCGTAACCTAATAGAAT